TGTAGATATCCCATCCGTCAAATCCACCCGCGAAACATACTGTGTATTTTCTTGAGTAAATAAAGTAGTAAGGGTTTTCTTGAGTTTCAGGGTCAAATCTGAAATCAGCAACTCCACACTCGAAAGCTGGAGTACCACTCGTTTGATAAGAATTTGCTATTGTTACAACAGTTGCACCTGAGTCCATATGGAATCCTTTCGAAAGGTAATTCCAAGAAGCTCCATCAACAGGAACAGGAGATACAATCCAATTATTTGGATTTTGTTTACCTTTGTACGTTAATAATGATTCGTCAACACCTAACACTGTTGAAAATCCTAAGTAACTTCTTCTTACAACATCACCAGCAGATTCCACTGAATTATCACCACCTGATGGAGTACCAAAAGGAGGGTTATATATTGTTTCACCAGGGAAATAATATTTTGTTTTGAATTGAGGTACAGGAGAAGGATTCAATACTGAACCGTATTCTCTTTGTGTATATCCGTAGAATCCACATGGTAAAGCATCGATTGGAGCTTCATCCGACATCTCAACCATAATATATTTTGAAATCAGAGCGTATTCACCGTTAGACGAACCAATCTTCTTAGCAACGAAGTTGTTAGAAGCTGGGTCCATATTACAGTTTGTAAACTTCTCGATAACTATTGGGTTAGCATCTGAATCGAAGAAATTTCTAACAAGGACATCAAACGTCATATTGTTGAATGATAAGTTCGCAATAGAAACTTTAACTTCTACGTTAGCTGCATCCCCATCAGAAATTGAAATAAATCTGAATAACTTATAAACCTTATTACCTCTCAATTCTGAAACCAAGAATGGAGTCATAGGTGATTGATATTTTTCAAGGTTGTAAGCGATTGAACTTGAATCTTCAGTTCTTGCCCCAGGTAAACCAATCAATTCACAATCTAAACCACGAATATAACTTTGATTATAAGCGTAAGCTAAAGAAGCAGGATATGCTTCCTCCACGAAAATAGGAACCTCTTGTCTTGATTTACCAAAGTTGTCGAAACCTAAAACTTTAGTTATAAATTTAGATGAAGCCGCTGATAAAGAAACTTCGAAACTAAATGTGTCGTTATCTTTTGTGATACCCGATAGTAAGAAAGTTTCATATGGGTTTTTTGTAACACCTGAATATTGACCACTACAAACCATTGTAAGAGCACTCAATCCTGAAACCGTACCTCCTGAATTAACTTCATATATAGGACCATGTGCATTACTTGAAGCACTGTTTTCAAATAATGAAATACCTCTTGAACGAAGTGTTGCAACAACCATGTTGTTGTAATCTGAGAAAGCAGTACCTGACCAAGTATAAACATTACCTGATAAAGTACCAGTGTAGGTTGAACTTGCACCTGAAGCAATTGCAGTTACTCCATAATCCATTGAATAACCCGAGTAGTTATCACCACTGTAGTTATCAAAGTTTGCGTAGTACCAAGAGTCATTCGAAGAAGCTGTTAAATCATTACCAGCTATGTTCATACTATCTGTAAGGTATACGTTATTAAGATTAGGATATTGTGCTAAAAATGCGTAAAAATCACCTTCAGGAAGTGTACCATAAATGTTACCTGTGTTACCTGAAATCGCGTTGTTCGCGATGATGTTATTAATAAATCCTATAATATCTGCTTGAATATTGGAAGTGCTTCCATCGAACATTCTATATTGTTCTGTTAAATTACTTTGAATCTCATAAGGGAATACACTACCGAAAGATATTGTGTTCGCAGATGAATTGAAAGTAAAGTTCACCGACCAAGGAGTTGGTGTAATAGGGTTGAATCCAATAGTTGTTGGGTCAACGTTTGCCTTTACCTTGATGCTCCATGAAGGACCCGCATCATATCCAGACAATCCAAGAATTCTCGTTACGAATAATTGGTTTGATTGTTGTAAGTAAGACTTAGCAATATAAGCCGCCTCATACTTTGGGATTTGTGTGTTCACAAATTTTGTTGGTTCAGTGCCACCGAAGTAGGCTTGAAACTCGTCATAGTTCGTGATGAAAATTGGTTCGAATGCAGGACCTTTGATAGTCTCTCCAACCAAACCTAATGTAGTTACACCGACACTTTGTGCCACGAAGGACAAATCTGTCTCAGAGGTATAAACTCCAGGTGATACATATACTTTTTGATTTACTTGTGTTGCCATTATAAAATTGTTCTTTGCAGATTTATTTTATTGATAAATATTCATATCTGAATGAAAAAACTTGACTTTTAGATATCTATTTGTAAACAGGGAGAATTAATTCTGCCTTTTTTCTGCCTATGAAAACAAAGAAGGAAATAAAGAATATTAAGATATCACCAGAAGCCCACGATATGTTAAAAAAATACTGTGATAAAAGAGGAATAAAAATTTACAAATTCTTAGAAAATTTGATACAAGAAAAGTGTAAAGAAAAGAAAGACGTTTACGGGGAGAACTAAACTAATTTACAATCAAATTTAATTGTACCTTCCTGAGTGTTATCGTTTTTGGTAACAGATATCAGCAACAAATCGTTTGTTGTGATTTGAATCTTATTTACGTTAGAACCATAATAGTCCCCATTAATATAAACATCGAAGTTAGAAATATTTTCTGAACCAACCCAAGTCATATCTGCAGTGAAGTCAATCATCTCTGAAAGACTAGTAACACCCGACACATATAAAAAATTAGATAAAAATTCTGAAGGGTTTTCAGGAAACTTACCCCTTCTTTTTCTTAATAAAGATGTATCAACTTCAACAACTTGTGCAACTCTTGCAATTGCGGGCTTAACCTGAAATTCTTCTTCATCAATAAGATATCCTAACATGGTGAAGTCATAACTCTGAATATAGTACTTTCTCGCATCCAAAGTCATTTGTGACTCATCAGAAATATTATTCATTACAATTGGAACGTATTGACCCTTGATAAATGTATATGCCTGTCTAGATGAAAATTTTTGAAGAACAATTTTATTTAATTGATTCAACTCTCTCATTCTATTACAAACAATTTTAACACTATAATTAATATCTACAGGAACAGGTTGAGGTATTGTATATATATCCATACCTTGTTCATTACCATTCCATGTTGGGACAGACGCATAATAAAATTGTTTTCTGTTTGGTATTGTATATTGTAGTGACGGATTGGTACCATACTTTACCTCAGGTTGTCTAACAACTGTAATGAATGGAGGTTCTACATTATAATCCAAGTTAACAAACGTTGCTGATTCAACATACTGTGACCAGTTTTGTGTTGTTAATATAATATCAATCATAGGAACTATCTTACCCCCCGTCACAACTTGTAAGTCACCTTTAACAAAATCCAACATCCCTCTGTCCAAGTCAGCGTGTAATACCGACTTAGGAAGATACGTTCCATCTTTTTTAATATATTCAAGAAGTTGCTCTCTCCTTTCAGACAAAGTCTTTTTAGGTACTAAAGGTAATGTTGGTATGACCTGTTTAGGTAAAGGCATATTAGATTCCGTTAAATTCGTTTTCACTTACCCATGTAGCAACAATCGTTCTATAAAAAGGCTTGTAACCACCATAAGTGTGTTTATTATCAGATTTCACATATCCATCGTCACTAACAACATAATATCTTACTCTATCCTCACTTTCATAATATCCAAGATAATCACCCATGAATATATCAACACCCATATCTTCTAAAGTTTTTTGGTAAATACTAAATCTCATATTACCTGGCTCCTGTAATTCAACTCTCGAATTACCTACAGTTTTGTTGGTGGGAGCCATTACTTGAACGTATCCTTTGAGTTCTACAGGTGCTAAGAATTGAATACCGTCCTCCAAGACTTCACCATATACATCATCAGTTTTTGTCTTATATCTATCAATCCTGTAAAGAATAACAGTAAAGTTCATATCACCAATTAACCACTCTTCACCCATACCAATATCAAGGGCATAATCCTCACCCCCAAAAAATTTACCAAGTCTTGTTATAGGAACTAATTTCTCTGCCATCCTTAATTGATTTATTCTTATTGATAAATACCCAATTAATAATTATATTTTAAACTATATGGAAAACAAAACACAACAAAAGGTACAATTTAAAGAGAGTCCAATACACGGTTGGGGTGTATTTGCAACTCAAGACATAAATAAAGATGAGATAATCGAGGTATGTCCTGTTTTGTTTCTTCCCGCAAAAAGAGGAGAGATTAACTACACACTTGTAGATTACGCATTCCAATGGCCAAGAACAGACGATTGGCAAAACTTTGTTGTCGCTTTAGGTTATGGGTCACTTTACAACCACGCCAACACACCAAACGCGAACTGGACTAACGATGTTGAAAACAAAACATTCATATTCTTTTCAACTAAACCAATTAAGAAAGGGGAGGAAATTTTTATCTACTATGGAGATGAAAATTATTGGTCTGACGGCAGAACACACGTAGATGTAAAATGAGTTCAACAGAAATATCATTAGAATCAAAAGCAATTTCGCTACTTGAAAATTATGAAGGAGCGAACAATTATATATTGGAGTTAAAACGAAAGTCTCAAGTCAACAAAAAGTTTTACCCAACAAGAAATCAATCTGAATATATAATTAACAACCACGACAAACAACCAAAAGTTGCAAAGAAGTGGGTGATTCTTGATGCATATTTCGCACAAAAACTTGCTGATGATAAATTATACACCGAAGTTCCGCAAAGGGTTTGGGTAGAAAAGTTATTGGCAGAAAAGGATAAAGCATATCACATTTGGGGTAGAGTTTGGGAAACAGAACAGTTTCATGATTTTTGGTTACCTAAAGCTTCTATTATAAAAGACAACACCGTTAAAGATGTTGTAATCAATTATGAAAAGTATTCGAAAAGACCTCCACTGGCACACCAAAAAGAAGCAATCCAAAAACTTGTGGAAAACAAAAAATATATTTTGGCAGACGACATGGGTTTGGGTAAAACCACATCTACTATTATTGCTGCTTTAGAATCTGGTGCTAAAAAAGTATTAATTATTTGCCCCGCAACACTCAAGATAAATTGGAAAAGAGAAATTGAAAATTATTCAGACAGGACAATATACATTGCTGAAGGTAAACATTTTAGTACTGAACATGACTTTGTTATAATAAACTACGACATATTAAAAAATTTCCATGACTCTAAGAAGAAAGATGATTCTCAAATTTTGGCTTCCAATTTTGATTTGGTGGTCGTTGATGAAGCACACTATATCAAAAATGCTCAAGCCCAAAGAACTAAACTAATCAACGATATCGTGAAAAGAGTTGATAGACTTTGGTTATTAACAGGTACACCTATGACCTCAAGACCAATTGACTATTATAACTTATTGAGTCTCGTTGACTCTCCCGTTGCAAAAAATTGGATGGCATATGTTATTAGATATTGTAGTGGGTATCAATTCAAAGTTGGTGCTCGTAAAGTTTGGAATGTAATGGGTTCATCAAATTTGGAGGAATTGAGAGAAAGAACTTCTAACACGATAACGAGAAGACTAAAAGAAGATGTTTTAGATTTACCTGATAAAATAATCACACCTGTTTATCTGAGGTTGAAATCCAAAGACTATGAAGAATTGATGGGCGAATATTATAATTGGTATGATAAAAACCCTGATGAATCTAAATCACTCACAGTTCAATTCACCAAACTTACAAAAGTAAGGCAGGTGATTGCAAATGAAAAAATATCTCAAACCATAGAATTGGCTGAGAACATTTTGGAACAAGGAAAAAAAGTAATCATTTTTTGTAATTTTACAGATTCTCTTAACCAAATAGTTGAACACTTTGGTAAATCCGCAGTTAAGGTTGACGGGTCAATGACCAAACAAGATAGACAGTTTAGTGTTGACCAATTTCAAGAAAACGAAAAAATCAAAGTTTTTGTTGGTAACATAAAAGCCGCTGGCGTTGGCCTTACCCTTACCGCAGCTGAAGCAGTTATCATGAACGATTTATCCTTTTTACCATCAGACCACTCACAAGCCGAAGACAGAGCATATAGATTTGGTCAAAAAAATAATGTACTTGTATATTACCCAATTTTTGAAAATACAATCGAGGGGGTTATTTATGATATCTTAAATAACAAAAAACAAGTAATCGCAACAGTTATGGGAGACAACCTCGGAGGAACTGATGTTGCGGAAGAAATTCTAAAAAGAATTAATGAACTGAGACCATAATATTTTTTAATGGATAGAATAATCAATCACCAAAATGTTGAGTTAAAAGTCGGTGATGAGATAAAAATTATTTCAGACAGAATATCAAACAAATTATTAGCAAACGTATCCGAAGGTGATACAATCACAATCACAAGTTTTTCAGAAGACGGAAAAATAATATATCATCACAACACATTAGCCCTCCCAACTTTCAGTGATATCTACGAAAAAATCCAAAAATGAAAGACATTAAAAGAACAACGAGTTATTTATATAAAACAAATAACTCCAATACATGAAGAAAATTGAAGAAAGGATTCAACAAATTGAAAAACAAATTACCGAAAACCATATCGAAACAGAGAAACAATTGTTGATTACCGAAATGAAGAAAATTGGAATAGAAAAACTACCATATTCCTATTCAGCCCTCAAAGGATTTATCGATGCAGAAACGATGAATTTCCACTACAACAAACACTATAAGGGCTATGTAGATAAATTAAACGCAGCCCTATCAAAGAAAAAACACGGAGATTTAGACTTAGAAAAAATTGTTAAAAACATAAGTCGATATGACCAAGTAGTAAGAAACAACGCAGGAGGGGCTTTTAACCACGCACTTTTTTGGAACATGTTGACCCCAACACCAAAAAAATTAACAGGGGAACTCTACAACAAAATAACCAAACAATACGGAACCTTCACGAGTTTCAAGAAAAAATTTGAAACAATTGCCAAAGAAAGATTTGGTTCTGGTTGGGTTTGGTTAGTTCTAACATCTAAGAACACGTTAAAAATAATGTCCACACCAAACCAAGACAATCCTTTGATGAATGTGATTGAAGGTGGTGGGTTTCCATTACTTGGTTTAGATTTATGGGAACATGCGTACTACTTGAAATATAGAAACAAAAGAGATGAATACATTTCCAACTTTTGGAAAGTTGTTAACTGGGATTTTGTTACGAAGATGTATGAAATGAAAACGGAAACAAAGCTTCTCGAATCTAGAAATTTTCAGAAACTTTTGACTGAGTCTGACGAACCACAATTCTGTAGTCCGAAAGAAGTAATCTATTATAGAGATTTAATTAATAACTTCAAAATAAAAAAAATATATCAAGACGGAGTTACATATGTTCTGAAGAAGAAATTTTCACAATGGTGGGTCGATGGAACAACAGAAGAAATGTCTGGATTTTATGGGGTCGAATCGCCTGAAGGCAGGTCTATACTAAACAACCTGAATACTAACTTTAATGCGTTTTGTCTTTTAGTTAAAGCGGTTAACAAACAAATCGATAACATAGGTAAACCAGAAAAAAAGTTTCATTTTTGGAAACAAGAAAAAAGGAATCCCAAAGAAACTGCCAGATTCATAATCGCATTGGACCATTTCAAAGACGAAATCTTTACGAAAAACAATGAGGACTTTCTTAACATTATCAAAGTTTTGAAAAAACTTTGGGATAGAGGACAAAAATCTGAAAACAACGCAAACAAAAAAATTGAAGATTATTTTGAAGGTCGTGCGAAAGTGGAAAAGATTGGTTCACATGGTGCTAAGATGGATGCCTTTAAAGGAATTGATATGAAAATTAATTTGGATGGAACAGAATATTCTGCTCAAGTTAAACCGTTTTCAAATGTTGTAATTGCTGGTGAAGAAATTAAGTTAATGGATACAGGAAATGTTAAATCATACAAAGTTGATTGGTTAATTTTTTCAAATCCAAAAACAAACAAAATACTTATATTCAAGAATGACCCAATAAGTGATGAAGACCAATATGTTTTTAACATCAATTCTTTATTACACGAAATAGAATAAATTGAATATTTATTAAGATATGGCAGCATTACCAGAACCAGAAAGAAGTAGGATATACACAAGAATAAAACATCTCTTGGGTGCTCCACTTAGAAGTGTTGAACTTGAAGATGAAATGATGGACTCACTTATGGAGTTATCTATAGGAGACTATGAAGAATATGTTCTTCAGTGGTTAATCGATTCTCAATGGGTTAACCTTGTAAATTTAAATATGAACGAAAAATCCGTTGCAAGGGCACTTGTAACAAGGACTATGGATTTTGAACAACAGTTCGCGTATTCATATTCAAAAATTGTAGGTCTACAAACAGTAGGTCCTTGGGTTCTTAAAAAAGATTATTTTATTTTAGAAAAAAACAAACAAGATTACGAAATTCCTGCTGGTCGTGAGGTAAACGAATTGTTATGGTTTAGTAACCAACCTTGGACCGCTTTTGGATTGGGTGGTGTTGGTGGATTTGGATTTGGTGGTATTGGTTTGGGTGCCAATGAAGCAGGATATGCTCAAATGGGATATCAAGGTTCATACTTTATGATGTCTGGCTTCGACTATCTGATTAGAATGCAAGAAGCAAACATCCTAAATAGAATATTAGGTGGTTCACTTACTTACAGAATCACAGGATTACCTGATGGTAAGAAATTAATTCATTTGTACAATACTCCTGGTGGTAGATTCAATTGGAATAACTATAGTCTTTACGCTGGTAAAGCAGTTTGGTATTGGTATTATGATGTTGAACCTGATAGTAGAGCCGATTGTTTGAAAAACAATCCTGATATTATTAAATTACCAACCGATGTTCCAATCGAAAATTTAAGTTGGGAAGATATAAACGTTCCTGGTCAACAGTGGATTAGAAGATGGTTTACCGCATATTGTAAAGAAACATTAGCAAGAGTTCGTGGTAAGTATAGTGGTAATCTTAAAACACCTGACTCAGAAATTACGATGGACTATACAAGTCTTTTAACTGAAGCTAAAGACGAAAAGACCAAATTATTAGAGGAATTAATCGGTGAAAACGGGTGGCTATCAAGATTGAGACCTGAAAAAGTAATGGAAAGAGAGGCTTTAATTGCAGAGAACTTAAATAAACAAATGAAGTTTAGAGCAATGCCTCGTCAAATATATGTAATCTAATATGGCAATTATTAAATCTATACCATCAAAAAAAGTCATCAGTGGACATGTAATCCAAACTTCAGAACTTTCTGTAGTATCTGAGTTGGATTACCGTACCAATGGTGAATTCTGTATTGTCGTAAAAGGGATTCCCGAGTCTTATTTAGTTTTAGATTCAAGAACAACTGACCATGTCGTTGTTAAAGCCTTAACAAAAGTTACTGTTAGACCCGATGTTGGTAGAATTGATGAAGAATGGGATGAAATTGTTTTAGACAAATTTGCCTGTGTTGAATTTCAATTCGTAAGTGGTAATTGGTATATCCTTTCTTCAGACGGACTCAAGCAATCCTAATTTCCTTTCCCAACCTTGTTCGGCTAAGTCGTAGATATAATCAGGTTTTACACCTCTTTTTTCCCAATATTTTAATTCTGCTTCAGTAATTTGAAGTACGTCTTCATCTAACTTGTCTTGGTCCCCATCTTCAAAAGGCATTCCGTTTATCAGTTCACATTGTTCTGTTGTGAATATTCCTCTATCTGAGGGGTCAGTAACTAAAAGTTGGTCTCTTACATCTTGTTTAAAACAAACGAGTAACGGTTCAATTCTTTTGTTGAAAGTCACAATCGCTCTTGGGACATTGTACTCACCAGTCATATCGGGATTATTCTCCAATATGTTAGCATCCAACATATAACAGTTGATTAGTACCCCATCACCTTTTTTCTGAACATCACCGTGAGACGCCTTTACTCCGTTATTAACATACATAATAACATCACCTAGGTTAACACCAATACCCGCTTGTAAAGCCAACTCCATGTGTGCCATACGAGACATTTGATTTCCCGCTTTGGTCTTCTGAGTTAGTCTTTTAACATAATCATCCATCGTCAACTTAACCTTAGCTCTCTGAGCAATCTTGGACAAGGCGATTTTTTGGTCAAATATTTTCTGAAGGTACTCATAATAATATTCAATGAACTCCTTACCCTGACCATTCAATAATAACTTAACCCCTTTATCCAAAAACTCCTCAATATACAAAGGGAGTTTTTTTGACTTGATGGAATTGCCAGTCAATTTTATCTTACCCTTCGCATCCATAACAGCATAATTTTTTCTGGCAAGATTTATACATGATGGCCAAACACCATCTGTATCAAGAGCCATTTCTCCTCTCATGAATATATCATTGTATTCTGCAACATCTGCTTCAGGTCCTTTATAAACTTTACCCGCTTTAACTTTCCAATTTAAACCACGACCAACATAATGGTGAGTATCGGCATCGTCAGGACTTGAGAAGTTTACACCGTCCGTATCCATTACAAGTGGAATGTAACCACGAGACATAAAGAACTTAATCATTTGACGAAGGTACTGACGACCTGTACAAGTGATTTGTTCCCCCATATACATGTCCCCCCAAGCAAATACTTGAGGTGCCGATAAGGCTCCGAACATTGAGTTAATGAAAATCTTAATCGGTAATTGTTTGTTTGAATATGACGCAGATTTCTGAGGGTCAGTCTTTTCGAATTCTTCGGCAAGTTGTTTGTATCGAATACGGGTATCACGGAAATACTTAAGCATACCTTTCATTGCACCCGTCACATCACAGTCGGGGAAAACATCGTGTACAAGCTGAATAGAAGGGTATAGAGACGAGAAGTCGAGCTTCAGTACGTTCTTACTATAACCCACCTTAAGTAGTCGGGAAAGACCTCCTACGAAGTCTGTCTTCGATTGTTTAGCGGGAATAGCGAGTTTGTGTTTGTAAGACCATGCAAGCATAAGCATCTTCCATAGAGTTGCAGTACCCATAGTGGAAACCCTCTCGTACGTAGTTGGAATCATTGCCGCAAGTAGGAATGAACCTTGGTTGAACTCTTTATCAACAGCCAAAGTTTCTTCCAAGTCATCATCAAGATATCTCTCAACCAAGTTATCTCCTGTTGTTTTAATGTAGACGCCAGGAAACTTAATATCTAAATCCTGATACTCAGAAGCTTTCTTATATTTTCCGTTTTGAGTGTTTAACCAATATTCTTCTTTTTCTCTATATAACTTACCAATATCAGTATGTTCAATGTAAACACGGTCAGGTGCCTCTTTGTTAATAAATTTTGTAATATACTTAAGACCCGCAGCTTTGATGTTAGAGTTGATTGCTTGAGCTCTACGAACCGCGTGGATAATATCAATTACATTGTACCCCCATATAGATGTTTGTAAAAACTCCTCTACTTCGTTAGCGAGTTTTAACATACTATCTTTTCTTGTATATGAATGTTGGGGGTGTAAAGACTTTACAGCTTTTCTCATATCAATTCCGTGTCTTTGAGCCCTCTCAAAAATCCAGTGCCAGTCGAAGTTTGCTGAGTTGTAACCACCAATGATAGATGGTTTTATTTGGTCAATAACATTCAGAAATTCAAGTATCGCACCTTTTTCTTGTGACTCATCAAGACACTCAATGACCCTATGATATCCTTTGTTGGTTTTGATTCCAATCATGAATATTCGACCATCTTTAGGGTCAAGAGCATCAGTTTCTAAGTCGAATACAAGACGAGTCACTTCATCATAATCCGTAAAACCTTTGAATAATCTTTTTTCTTTGGAAATTAAATATTGTTCTACGGGAGGTAAAATTGAAATCTTTTCTTTTGCTTTATCACCCCAAGGGTCACAACCCCCATCTCTGAAAAATTGAATAAGTTCACGATAACCTTTAAGAGACTTAACCATATAGGTCAAACCGTTTTGAAGGCGTTC